GGCTGCTGGCGGATTGCCGGGCGGGAAAAATCGACCGGGTACTCACCAAGTCCGTCAGCCGCTTCGCCCGAAATACGGTAACGCTGCTGGAAACGGTGCGTGAACTGAAGGAACTGGGGGTAGCGGTTTATTTTGAGGAGCAGAACATAGACAGTCTGAGCGGGGACGGCGAGCTGATGCTGACCATCCTCGCTTCTTTTGCGCAGGAGGAGAGCAAGAGCGTTTCGGATAATTGCAAATGGCGCATCCGCAAGGATTTCTCGGAGGGGAAGCCCATGAATCTGCCGCTGCTTTACGGCTATCGCAGAGAAAAGGGACGCATCGTTATCGACGAGCGGGAGGCTGAGATCGTTCGCTTCATTTTTCATTCCTGCCTGAACGGGATGGGCAAGGGGAGAATCACGGAAGCGCTGCGTGAGAAAGGTGTTCCCTGCCGTCTGGGCGGCGAGTGGCAGTCTGAAACCGTGGGCGGCATTTTGAAAAACGAAAAATATACCGGAGACGCGCTGCTGCAGAAAACATACATTGAGAATCACCTGACGAAGCGGAAATGTTTCAATCGCGGCGAGCTTCCCAAGTATTACGCCGAAAACACCCATCCCGCGATTATCGACCATGAGATCTATGAAAAGGTGCAGGCATTGATTGCGGAGCGCCGGGAGAAAACCAACGTGCAGAAGGATGTGGCAGCAAAATACCCATTCAGCGGCCGGATTGTGTGCGGCTGCTGCGGCGCGCACTACCATCGCCGGACGACTCCGACCCGCATCACATGGCAGTGTGTGACCTATCTGCGCCGGGGAAAGAAATACTGTCCAGCTAAACAGATTCCCGAAGAGACGCTTCTTTCACTCACACGGGAAGTACTGGGCGTTCATGAAATCACAGAGGAGAACATTCAGATTTTGGCTGAGATCCGAATCCCTTCTCCCAACCACATCCTGTTTGTTTTCAAGGATGGCCGTGAAATAGAGCGCGTCTGGCAGGATCGCTCCCGCGCTGAGAGCTGGACGGATGAGATGCGGGAAAAAGCCCGAGCACAGATGAAACGGAAGCACGGACATGCGTGAGATGACAATGAATCAAGCGGCAAACGAGCTTGTGAGAATCAGTCCTAACGGTACGAAGGTGCGCACCATCCCAGCTATCGTTCAGCGATTTGCGCCGTCCTTGCCCTTGCGCGCCCGGTTGCGCGTGGCGGCATACGCCCGAGTCAGTACCGACGAGGAAGAGCAGCTTTCCTCCTACGAGGCGCAGGTGGACTATTACACGCGCTATATTCAGTCGAATCCCGAATGGTCGTTCGTTGAGGTCTACGCCGATGAGGGGCTGTCCGGCACGAACACCAAAAAGCGCAGGAACTTCAATCGCATGATCGACGACGCGCTGGCGGGGAAAATCGACCGTATTGTCACCAAATCAGTCAGCCGTTTTGCTAGAAACACAGTGGATACGCTGACCACCATCCGCAAGCTCAAGGAAAAGGGCGTGGGCGTGACGTTCGAGAAGGAAAATATCGATACGCTGGACAGCAAGGGCGAGCTGCTGATTACAATCATGTCCAGCCTTGCGCAGGAGGAGAGCCGCAGCATCTCCGAAAACGTCACATGGGGCTGGCGCAAGCGCATCTCGGACGGCAAGGTGTCCGTGGCGTACTCCCATTTTCTCGGATACGAAAAGGGTGAGGACGGCTCCATGCAGGTAGTGGAGAGCGAAGCGAAGATCGTCCGGCAGATCTACGGGATGTTTCTGGACGGCCAGACGCCCTCGAGCATTGCGGCTTTTCTGACAAAGCAGCGCATTCCCACGCCCGCCGGCAGGGAAAAGTGGCAGAGCAGCACGGTGAAGTCCATCCTGACCAACGAAAAATACAAGGGCGACGCGCTGCTGCAAAAGACGTTCACGGTGGACTTCCTGAGCAAGAAGGCCAAAATCAACGAGGGCGAAGTGCCCCAGTATTATGTAGAAAAGAGCCATCCCGCCATCGTCAGCGCGGAGGTATTCGACCTTGCGCAGTACGAAATGAAGCGCCGTGCGAAAAAGGGACGGCACACCAGCGCAGTGAGCATCTTCTCGGACAAGCTGGTTTGCGGCGGATGCGGCGCTGTCTATGGCAGCAAGGTCTGGCACAGCACGGACGCCTATCGCACCATGATCTGGCGCTGCAACGAGAAATACGCCGTAAAAGGACAGCCCTGCCCGTCCCCCCATCTGCGGGACGAGGAGATTCAGAACGCTTTCGTACGGGCAATCAATCAGGTACTCGAGCAGAAAGAGGAAATCCTATCCGCCCTTCAGGAAGCACTGGTGAGGCTGACGGACACCAGCAGTCTGGAAATCGAGTGCGAGCGCCTGCAGGCAGAGCAGGATGTTGTCGCCCAGCAGATGAACCGTATGATCCGCGAAAATGCGGAAGTTGCGCAGAATCAGGCAGAATACAACGCACGCCTTCAACCGCTGGAAGAGCGGTATGAAGCGCTGAAAAACGCCATGCTCAGAACGAAGGAGGCAATCTCCGAGCAGACCGGCCGCCGCCGAAAGCTGGAGGCGTTCACGTGCGAACTGCGTGAAAGCCGTCTGCTGACTGCCTTCGACGCGCGTGTCTTTCTAGGCACGGTTGAGCAAATCACCGTATTCAAAGGGGCGAGTAAGGGCGAAAAGCGGCTCGTTTTTCGCTTCAAGGACGGCAGGGACGTGACGGTTACCATATAGGTGGCGGTACTTTCCGAAAAGGAAAACGGTGCTATTAGCAGAAACTCGAACAGTAACAAACAGCCCGCAAGCAAAGCTGGTAACTTAGGAAGAGTTAGTTGCTTGGCTTGCGGGATTTTCTATATTGAAAAGCCGTCGCAAAATTACGGAATCTGTGACAATGACTGATTAAGAATCTAACCTTCAGTCACAATTTCTATTATAGATACAATTCTTATTTTGTCAACTGAATGGGTTAATAAGGGAGTGTCCGAAAGAGGATTTAAAAGAAATCAAAGAGGGAGAAAGGAACAGAAGAGGAATGATAGCGGGAGCGGTATAGCATTTTCTGCCTGCCGAAGCGATTATAGGCCTGAACAAGGACGGAAAGAACCGTCTGAAGATTTTCCAGCTTCCGAGGGAAACATCTGCTGCGACGCGCCAGCGTGGGAATATAATGCCGTAAATCAGCATTGACTCCCTCCACAGTAAAATATCCGAAATATCCATCAGTACAATACTGGTTTGCCGCGGGCGCTGCATCAACCATTTGTTGAATCGTTCCGGCTGCTTTATTTGGGCTTACCCTGTAACCTACTATTTGACGAAGCTCTCGGCTTACCATGGTCATGATATAAACATTTTCCCGTGTTTCCGTCCGCGGCTTATATTCCAGAAACCAATATAATTCATCCAACTCTACGGTTCCTGAACAGACGCTGACTGTTTGGTCTTTCAGTTCATTTTTGGCTCTCTTTTTTTTATCCAATTCATTACATTGGATTTGTTCATCTTCAGGATCTTTCCTACTCCGCGTCCGCTGATCCCGCCATAATACATTTTTATTGCGAGCTGTCTGGTTTCTTCCGGGTACTCGTGCCGCTTCGGGTCAATGGTGTAGTAGATGCTGCACTCCTTACATTTACAGCGCTGACTTCCCGATGCATTATAACCTGCTTTGATCTGGTTCTTCGTTTTCCCACATTTCGGGCATTTTTTCCATGCCTCTTCTGTTATCTTTTTCATATTTCCTATTCTATCACAAAATCTTTATTTTGGACACTCCCGGTTAATAAATGACCGATTTATGTTATATCTCGACTCAGAAAATAGAATTTCTTTGTTTTTTGACGGAAACAAGGCAAAAACATAACGCCATATGGCATTCATCCTTTAAGCCGTCAAAATGCCGTCAGACCGACGCTCCGATTGAAGTGCGATAATGAAGCGAATACAAGCAATGGAGGAACAAAAGTATGTGCAGACATGGTGAAAATATCTACAGGCGGAAAGACGGCCGCTACGAGGGACGATATGTGATTGGCAAAACTGCGCAGGGCAAGACTCGGTTTGGATACGTCTATGGTTACCAGTACATGGAAGTCAGAAACAGGCTGACGGAGCACAAGGCTGCACTGGCGCGCCCGCTGACTGAGCCGCCTGCACGGTGCAGGATTACCCTGCGGGAATGGATGATGCACTGGATGGAAAACGAGCTGCTGGGCAGCGTAAAAGCCTCTTCCTATCAGACATATCTGACGCAGGCAAACAGACATATTCTTCCGATGCTGGGCGGTTTGTATTTGACGCAGCTTACCCCTGCTTTGGCATATGAGTTCACGGAGAGCATGCACGCTGCAGGCCTTTCCGCCGGCACGATCAAAGGCGTATTTCGCCTGCTTTCCGCTGCTCTGCGATTCGCGTTGGACGAAGGCGTAATAAGAAAAAATCCATGCCGGAAGCTGAAAATCCGACAGGAAGAGCAGAGGGAACAGCGGGTGTTGAGCCGTTCCGAGCAGGAAAAGGTACGTTCAGCGGCGGACGAGCGAGGGGATTTGTCTGTGCTGCTGAGTCTGTACACGGGAATGCGCCTGGGTGAGGTGTGCGCGCTAAAGTGGACGGATATCGATTGGGAAAAGAAAACCATCACCGTCCGGCGCACTGCCCAGCGGGTGGCGCAGGGGCGAAACGAACGCAGACACAGAACGCTGCTGATGCTCGGTTCACCCAAATCCAAATGTTCGCACCGTGTGCTGCCGGTGCCTGACTTCCTGTTGGCAAAGCTGAAGGATTTTATGGCATCTGGCACTGCCGGAGAATTTGTTTTCAGCGCGTCTGCCCATGCCGCCGAGCCGCGCACGCTCCAGCGGCGTTTTTCCCGGCTTATGGAAGCGATTGGCCTGACGGACGTTCATTTTCATACCCTTCGTCACAGCTTCGCTACACGCCTGCTGGAACTGGGAGTGGATATTCAGACGGTTAGCGCACTCTTGGGGCATAGCTCTGCCCGCACGACGCTGGACTTCTACGGACACAGCCTGCCCGACCAACGCCGTCAGGCGGTTGCATTGCTGGCGGCATGCTGAAAAATATAAGCCGTCAAAAGCCGTAGAGAAAACGTCTGAAAATACTGATGCTGTGGGCATTTGGGCTGTCTGCCATAAACTCCGTAAGTTTGCGACATCCCTTCTTCTGACGGCAGGATACCACAGTCTCATTACGCCGTGTTGAGCGGGAAACAGTATCAGGTCTGGGGAAATCAAAGCGCATAGGTGATCTGATTCCTTTTCTCCGAAGAAAATCGCGCAAGAAGACATTGGTATATCCGATGCGTTTGTCCTGGGGAATGACAGCTTGCCCTACAAAATACACGATTGAGTTCAACGGTATGGCGGAAGGCGAGATATACGAAGGAGCAGCGAGCCGAGAAAGCCCTGCGCAAAGCGGGCGGCAGGATCGGAGGGCGGAGCTATGGGCAGTTTGCAGCAGGAAAACCCGCAGCGGCTTGATGCGGATGAACAAGAGGAAAGTGTCGCTTACGGCTGCCTGTTCTGCACGACGGGAAAAGAGCAGAGCGTGGCAGAACGCGTTCAGGCCGCCTGTCCGGACGTTCGGGCAATAACAATGCGAAAGATCAAGTATCGGACAAGCAAAAAGGTGAAGCGTACAGAGGAAGAAATCGTTCTTCCTGGCTACGTTTTTTTTCAGGCTCCTTCCTATATCGAGCCGATGCTGGTTTTCCCCCGGCAAAACGTGATTAAGACACTGTCCATGGAAGGCGACTGGCGGCTGCACGGCACGGACGAGGAGTTTGCACGCTGGCTTTTCCGCTACAACGGACTGCTGAATCTTTCCCAAGCCTATCGGGATGGCGACAAAATCCGTATCATCAGCGGTCCACTAAAGGACATGACGGGAAAAATTCGTCGAGTGGATAAGCGCGGCATGAGCGGACAGGTGCTCCTCTCCTTTAATGGCAGGGAGATCCCGACGTGGCTCAGTTTTGAACTCATCGACCGAATGAATTAATGAACGCCCTCAGACAGTAAGAGATACACGTGCAGCAGAATCATCATCGACGCGATCAACTGTTCTGAATTGCCATAGCGGTCGTTTTGCTCTGCAGGCACTACTGTATGCGGGGGCGTTGTCGGTGATTCACGCCGTCGTTGGATGCGCTGGAGCTAGCGGGGGTCATTGGATGGACAATTCTCTTCCGGCGAACGGAAACTGTGTTACGCAGATCAAGCATGGACCTACCGGAAGCGAGATAAGCTAGCTTACGCCCACGTCCCATTCCATCAGACGTCCATCACGCTAAGGAAAATGGATTTATCTGAGGTATCTGCCTTACGGAACAACAATTTGCCCTACAAGATATACGA